TGGTCAACTACTGGTAGTACTGGTAGTTCTGGTGGACAAGGTACAAGACAATGGTATGTGAATCATAGTGGTGATAACTTTTCAAGAGTTTCATCTAGAGCACCAATATTCTATGATTCAAATAATGCAGCATATTATGTAGACCCAGATTCAACTTCTAGAACAAATACTATAATTAGTAATGTATTTTCTGGTGACATATCTACATCCGGTGATGGACAGAATAATTATCCATTTAGATTGAGATATGACTATAATGCCTACATGATGGCCACAGCTGGTAATACATGGGGATTATTTTGGGCTGGTAACTCTGGTGCAAGATATGGAACAAATGGTAGAGGTGGTCCAGGAAATATATGGGGAAATAGTGGAAATCCTAACGAATTTGCATTTGTAGGAAGTGACTCTACTGCATGGACAGTTCATGGAACTACTGGAAATGTTTGGTTAAAGGGATATGGTACGGCAAATAGTTCTTATAGAGCACCAATATTCTATGATTCAAATGATACTGGATATTATATAGACCCTAACAATAGTAACATTGCTGCTAATTTTAGTGGTGGTATTCAAATGACTGGAAATTATGGAGTTGGTATTACTGGATTATATACATCCACTAGAATACAAACCATATTTAATATGGGTACTTCATATAAACTTCCAAACGATGGTAATTCAACTGGAAATGCGTATGGTTTATATTGGTCACATCCAAATGCTGGTTCTAAAGGTGGTGCAAACAATCTAAATGACCACGGTTTATTGATTATCAATAATGGTGGATTTAGAGCAGCAATATCAAGTAGAGCAGTATTCAGTTCTGATGTTAGAGGTACAGCTTTTTATGATTACAATGATACAAATTATTATTTAGACCCTAATGGTACATCTAGATTAAATTCAATAAATGTAAACGAATTAATTGTTGATGGATATGAACTTGCTGATACTGCATCAAGAAGTGTAAGTGCAGGACAATGGGTAACTATTGCTACAGGAAGTGGTAGACAATACGCTACGTTTAATGTATGGGATACTAATAGTGGTAGACATGGTTCAATGTCATTTACTGCTGGTATTTCTTATGGTGGAACTGGTACAATTACATTATTAGGTAAATCTTGGTATAGTGGTGGTGGTATCTTCAATAATATTAGAATTAGAAAAAGTGGTACATATGATACTCATTACTTACAAATTTATATAGGTACTAGTGGTACATTAAATTACGCAATAACAAATAACTTCCAATCGTCTGGTTGGTCATTAACAACATCAGGAACAGGAAATCCTGGTTCAACAACAGCAGCAGAAGTAGTACCTGATACAACTCCTGGTATGGCTACAAACCAAGCAGTTGCTGCATCTAAATATTTTGATACTAATACTGCATACTTTGGTGATTTCTCATCTGAGATAAGAATGCCGTACCAAAATGGTGGTACGATGAGATTTAGAACTAATACTCATTGGGATTCTCAATCAGGTATTGATTTAATAGGAGGTAGTGGTGAATTCAGAATGAGCTCAGATACCGGTGATTTGAATTTAAGAGTAGATGGTTGGGCAAATACAAGATACCTATATTCCCAGACCTTCTACGATACAAATGATACTGGATATTATGTAAATCCTAGAAATAATTCTCGAATGAGTGGTTTGAGGTTAAGTGGTGTTGATAATCAAGCTTCTGGTGATGATGCACTATTATGGTTAGATAAGCCAAACAATAATGATTGGGGTATTATCTTAACTGGTGATGATGATTATGGTATCGACCTTAGAATGGCATCCAGTAACAGTTATGCATTCCGTATTCTAAGAGGGGGTAGTGAAATGTTCAGAATTAACTCTGATTATGCATATCACTATTCTGATATGAGAACTCCTATTTTCTATGATTCGAATAACACTGGATATTATTTCCATGGTGATTCAACTACTAGAATGAATGTTGCACGTGCTTATGAGTTCTACGCGGACAACTGGTTCAGAAATTACAATAGTAATGAGGGTATGTACAATCAAGCAACTGGTCAACATTGGTATTCAGATGATGATGATTATTGGAACGTTGCTGGTGGTAGTTCTGCAAATGGTATTAGATTTAGAGACGAACATGCAGGTACTATTCGAGGATATGTTTATTCAACTAGTTCAAACGAAATTGGTTTCTTAGATGAAGGTGGAAGTTGGGCAATTAGACATCAAAATGATAATGGTACTTATTTCTATACTGATAATAGTGCATTAGAATTCAGAGTAGGTAGAGATACCGTAACTGGTAATTATGGTACTGTTCAAACTTCAACTACTAGAGGTGGTTGGGGTGGATATTCAATCAATGGACATTGGGTATTTATGCATGACCATTCAAACGCAGCAGGTATCTTCAATGATATTGAAAATGAGTGGGCTCTATTAGCATACAGAAACTCTTATGTAGAGTTAATGTACAACGGAACTTGGGAATTAGCAACTCGTAGTGGATATGGTTTAGCTAGAGGTTCGATGAGAGCACCAGTTTTCTATGATTCAAATGATACCGGATATTATTATGACCCTAACTCAACTAGTTCTCAGGCTGGTAGACAGAGAGGTGGTACATTATATGGACCAAATACTTCTTGGGGAAGATATCTTGCAGTTGGTGGAAATGGTAGATATAGTAATGAGGCATCGGTTGCTACAACAAATGGTAACTTACACTTAGATTCACGTTCAGGTAACTCACTATATTTACAATGGTATGTAGGTGGAACAACTTATGTTAATGGTGCAATACAAGCAAACATTTACTACGATAGAGATAATACTTCTTATTATAGTAATCATGCTTCTACATCTTACTATAACGATTTAAGAGCTAACATCTTCTATGAAAGAGAGAATACGGCATACTACTTTGGTTCTGGTCAAGGTGATGCTATTATGAATTCACTTCGTACAAATGATTTACGAAATAGATATGATGTATCAACTGACCATACATATGGTATGTACTTCGCAGCAGGACGAAGTTCAGCATACGCAATTTTTAGAGAACCTGGAAGTTGGTCTTATAGATATCCTGATTTAAGAATCGCATTCCATACTGGTATTAAGTTTGGAGCAAACGCATCTTACAATGGAATGCGTTTCTACAACGATTACAATATGGCAACGCAGGTGATGTCTGTTAACAACGCTACTGACCCATTGGGTGGAAATAACGTATATGTTAACTACAACCTACAAGCTGGAGATTCATTAAGAGCACCATTATTCTATGATTCAAATAATACTGGTTATTATTTCGATGGTGCATCTGCACACTCTACGAGATTCGAAGGTGTGAGTGATAGGACAATGGCTTATATTAATAAACCAGGTCATTCTAGAAACAATGCAGCATATTATAGAAGTAGACCTCGTCAAACTGGTGATACCAACTATTGGACTGGTGCTATGGGATGGGGTACACAAGATATGAACGTTGTTTCAACTTGGGGTTCTGGTTTCATTGATTCGTGGAGTAATCCAGCTAACCAACCATCGGGTACATCTCACTGGGTTGGGATGCAAGCATTCCATTATAGAAATTCTAACACTTCTGGTTATGGATGGCAGATGGTTGGTGGACCTATTTCTAACTTGAGATTCAGAAGTTCTTGGAGTTCATGGAGAAGTTGGAGAACTATTCCTGTTTTAGATGAAAACAATGGTAATGGTGGAGCAATGTATGCTGGTATCTACTATGATGCAGATAGTACTGGGTATTATTGTAATCCAGCATCTACATCACAACTTAGGTATGTATTAGCAAATGATTGGTTCAGAGCTCAAGGTTCTACTGGTTTCTACTTCCAAGATAGAGGATACGGAATGCGTTCAGTTGCAGATGAAGGTGGACAATATGGAACTGTTTCTACATATGGTAGTATAAACGGATGGGAAGGATGGTCTATGAATGGTCGTTCACTACTAATGCACAACAACAGTAGTTCAACTGGTTTATACAATGATGTAAATAATGAGTGGTTATGTGAGGCTATTCACAACTCTCACTTCTACATTCATTATAATGGTAGTTGGAAAGCAAGAACTGAAAGTTGGGGTCTTAGAATTAACGATAACTTATACGCTGAGGGTAACGTAATCGCTTACTACTCAGATATGAGATTGAAGGATAAGGAGGGTGATATTGAAAACGCTCTTGAAAAAGTTGGTAAACTTAATGGTTTCTATTATAGAAACAATAAGGAAGCCAATATGATTGGATGGAGTGGAACTGAACTACAAGTCGGTGTATCTGCACAAGATGTTAAATCGGTTCTTCCTGAAATTGTACATCCTGCTCCAAAAGCTCAGAGATTGGGTTACGATTATATGACTGTTGATTACGATAGATTAACTCCATTATTAGTTAATGCTATAAATGAACAAAATGATATAGTTAAATCTCAAAAAGAAGAAATAGAATATTTAAAATCAGAACTCTTAGAGATGAAAGAGATGATGAAAGAATTATTAAATAAAAAATAAAATGGCATTAGAAAAAATAGTAGTTTTAAACAAAATAGAAATTAACGTACAAAATCCATCACTGGATGTTGTAAAAAGAGTTTCTTTTATGGAAGATGGTGTTGAAATTAGTAGAGACCATCTCGATACTCATTATGATGGATTTAATGAAGCGGACTTATATGCAAGTGAATCTGTCTTTATTCAAGGTGTATGGAACAATGTATCATCAAGTTGGGCAGAAACATCTGGTAGTATTGAATAATATTTGTGTTTAACTAAATTTGGTTATATTTATAGGTGTTAGTTTTCCGTTTGGGGAACAACCTATATACTTATATATATAAAAGACAATAAAAATGGCAGTAACTTATTCTTGGGGAATAACCCAAATGACTAAAAAAACGGTTGGTGAACATGAAAATGTTATACTACATGCACGTTGGGAACTTATAGGAACTGAAGGTACTACTGGTACTCAAGGTAGATTTATAGGAGCAACACCAATAGACTTTGATTCTGGTTCAGTTGATGAATTTGTAGCTTTCGGAGAACTAACTGAAGAGTTAGTAATCGGTTGGGTATCAGCATCAGTAACAGGTCCAAATGGATACTGGGACCATATCTCAGAACAAATTCAAAAAGGTATCGATGAAGTAGATGATGCAGTTGAAGAAGTTCAAGAAGATGGTTTACCTTGGTCAACTGGTTCGGTAACACCAACACCAGTAGATGGTGGAGGCGAATAATTAATGGTTTCAACGTTTTAGTTATATTTATATTTGTAATAACTAAATTGTTTATTTAATAAACGGAGATAATATGGCAGAAAGAATTGTATCACCTGGAGTATTTACGAGAGAAAATGACCTTTCGTTCTTAGCACAAGGGGTTGGAGAAATAGGAGCAGCGTTCATTGGACCTTTCAAACAAGGTACGGCGTTTGTTCCGACAGTAGTTCGAACTCAAAGTGAGTTTGAAGATAAATTTGGTACACCTGATGGTACTTACTATACAGAGTATGCAGTGCAGAACTATTTAAGGGAAGCAGGAAGTGCAACTATTGTTAGAGTAGCAGGTGTAGATGGTTATAGTCAAGTGGCACCTATTGGTATTGCANTAACTGGTTCAGCTGGATTAAAATTAATTTCAACACTTCACTCAACACATAATGGTGATGAAGAAGTTGGATTTAGTGGATTTAGTATAGCTGATGGAAGTGCAACTGGTTCATTTGTTGTTAGTGGTAGTGGTATTGGAGAAATATCTTCTTCTTTAGACTCAACTGATAATAATGATGTAACTGATGTATTTGGTTCTAACCCAAGAGGTTCGAAAGATGCATATACATATTCTTACTTTAAGAACGCATACGATGGAATCGTTGATAAGAATGAAGTACAGTCGGTTGTATTACCAACTCAAAATTTTTCTGTTGATGCACAAACGGCACACACACCATATGTAAAATCACAATTAATCTCCGGTGAAAGATATGATTTATTTCGTTTCCATACATTAGGACATGGTAATGGTGAAAATAAAAGATTTAAAGTTTCTATATCTGGTGTAAAGGCAGCTGGTGAAGATGGTGGTACTGATTATTCAGTATTCTCATTAACTATCCGTTCTTATTCAGATACAGATAAAAGAAAAGTAGTATTAGAATCATTTAATAATGTTAACTTAGACCCAGGTTCTGCAAATTATATTGCAAGAGTAATTGGTGATAGATATAGTACTATTGATTCAAATGGAAAGATTACCGAAAATGGTGATTGGATAAACAACTCTAAGTATATTAGAGTAGAAGTAGGAGAACAAGGTTCATATCCTGTATCTGCTGCACCATTTGGACATGGGGCTTATTCTAATCCAATTAAAGCAACTGTTGAAACTATCGTTCCTTCGGCTGTATTCCAAACTGGTTCAATAGCTAACACAACTGGTAACCCACAATTTTATGCTGGATTTGATTTTGAATCAATCGGTGTAAAAGATGATAACGCTAACTATATGAAACCTCTACCAGAAAGTGTAGGAGTTGGTTCAAACGTAGTATTTGGATTTGATGGAAATGTAAGTGGAGTTGGTTTAACATTAGAAATGACTGGTTCTGATTCATCAGATATGATTAAGAGACAATTCTCTTTAGGTTTCCAAGGTGGATTTGATGGAATGAGTCCTAATAGAGAAATCGCTTTAGGTTCTTCTATTTCAACTGGAAACTCACAAGGATTTGATTTAACTGATTCAACTAAGTTTGGTTCTAAGGCATACGCAAAGGCTGTAAATGCTATATCAAACGCTGATGAGTATGATATTAATATGGTAGTAACACCAGGTATTGTAAGAAGATTACACCCTGCAGTTACAACTGATGTATTAGATATGGTTGAGGCTAGACAAGATTGTTTCTATATCTCTGATTTAACTGGGGTAAACGATACAATAACACAAGTAACTACTCAGGCTAATGCAATTGATTCAAACTACATAGGTTCTTACTACCCTTGGGTTAAGACAGTAGACTCTAATACAAATAAACTAGTTTCAGTACCACCATCAGTATTACTACCAGCAGTATACGCAGCAAATGATGCCATATCGGCAGAATGGTTTGCTCCTGCAGGTCTTAATAGAGGAGGTATTATCGGAGCAGTTAGTGTATTGAATAGATTGACACACTCTGAAAGAGATACTTTATATGAAAACAAAGTAAATCCTATTGCTACTTTCCCTGGACAAGGTATCGTTGCATTTGGACAAAAGACTTTACAAGATAAGGCTTCTGCATTAGATAGAATTAATGTAAGAAGATTATTAATCAATGTTAAAAAGTTTGTTGCTTCTACATCTAGATTCTTAGTATTTGAACAAAATACGGCTCAGACAAGAGGTAGATTCATTAATACTGTACAACCTTACTTAGAAGGAATTCAACAAAGACAAGGATTGTATGCATTTAAAGTAGTTATGGATGAATCTAACAACGGACCTGATGTGGTTGATAGAAACATACTTGCTGGACAGATATTTTTACAACCGGCTAAGACGGCTGAATTCATTGTAATTGATTTCAACATCTTACCAACTGGAGCATCGTTCTCGGCATAAACAAAAAAAATGAATAACTAATATTTATTAGTATAAAAGGAAAAATAAAAAAATGGCAGAAGTATTAGAATTTAACGAAATGATGTTCACCAACTTCGAACCGAAGATGAAGAACAGGTATATAATGGAGATTGATGGAATTCAATCATACCTTATAAAAGCTGCAAGTAGACCTGCGATAAACTTTGAGACGGTGAAATTAGACCATATCAATACTTATAGAAAACTACAAGGTAAAGGAGAGTGGCAAGACATTACAATAACAATGTATGACCCAATCGTACCTTCAGGTGCTCAACAAGTAATGGAATGGGTAAGACTAGGATATGAATCTTTAACTGGTAGAAAAGGTTACGCCGATTTCTACAAAAAGGATATTGATTTCTATATGTTAGGACCTGTTGGAGATAAAATCGAACAATGGAAGTTAAAAGGTGCATTTATTCAAGCAGCTAACTTTAATGATTTATCATTTGACTCTAATGACCCTGCTGATATCGAATTAACCCTTTCTTACGATTACGCAATATTAGAATTTTAAGATATTATTCACTACTATCTATATTTTGAAAAGGTTCTCTTAGTGAGAACCTTTTTTATTTTATAACTTTTTGTTTTCGATATACTTATATATACAACTAATAAAGGTTAAATTATGAGCGAAAATAAATTTGAATTCCCAACTGAGGTAATTGATTTACCATCTAAAGGTTTGGGATACCCAGAAGACCACCCCCTAAAAAAAGGAAATATTGAAATTAAGTATATGACTGCGAGAGAAGAAGATATTCTTGCATCACAATCTTTAATTAAAAAGGGTGTAGTTTTAGATAAGTTATTTGAATCAGTAGTTGTAGAGCCTGATTTAAATATAAACGATATTCTTATTGGAGATAAAAATGCTATTTTATTAGCAACTAGAGTATTAGGATATGGACCAGAATACAAAGTAGAGATAACTGACCCATCTACATTAGAGGAACAATCAGTAACTATTGACTTATCTAAAGTAAAAACTAAAGATTTTAATGAGGAATTACTAAATTCTGAAAATCTTTATAAATTCAAATTACCAAAAAGTGGAACTGAATTAGAGTTTAAACTTTTAACACATGGTGATGAATTAGAAATTACAAAAGAAAACCAAGCATTGGCTAGATTGTATAAAGGAAAGGGAGATGCTACATTTGATGTAACCACTCGTTTGAAGTATATGATTCAATCAGTAGATGGTAATAACGATAGAGGAAATATTACTAAGTGGGTACAAAACTCATTCTTAGCATTAGATACTAAAGCATTTAGAAAATACGTTAAAGAAATTAGTCCAGATATGGATTTAAAATTCAATTTCACATCGGAGTTGACGGGTGAGGAGGAGGCACTCGATATCCCCTTTGGGGCCGGGTTTTTTTACCCTGCCGAGTAACTACTCAATTCAACTTCACAACCAGATTTGGGAGTTGGTTAACTTTGGTAATGGATTTACTTGGAGAGATGTTTACTTCATGCCAATACAATGGAGAAAGTTCTATTTTAAGAAACTAGTAGAATTAAAGAAAAAAGAATCAGCTGAATACAAAAAGGCTGAAAGACAATCAAAAGTAAGGGTTAGAAAATAATCCTTACTTTTTTTTTATCCAATATTTATAATAGTATAAAAGTATAAACACATTACTCATGTCAAAAAAGAAAATAAATGAACTAAATCTGGCTTCTCGATTCATAGGAGATTTCTTCGATGGACTTCAAAGGGGCACTGCTGATAGACTAATCAAGAAAGCAGCAGAAAGAGGAATACCAAAAGAGCTTACTGATAGAATGGAAAAAATCAACAAACAGAAAGCAGAAATCGATGCACTAATGAAGAAATATTCTAAATAAATACGAATAAAAAATGGCCAACGATAAAGATAGTCTTAAAATAAAACAAGATATTGCTACACTACAGCAAGCTATAGCACGTCAAGAAGCCAATACAAATGAACTTATTGAGATAAGAAATCAAAAAATACGTGCATACAAAAAAGAAATATTAGTTCTTGCTAGAGAACTTAAAAAAGTAAACCAACAATCACTTGATGCATATGGTAGTGCCGAACAATCGATAGGTTCTATATCTGGTATTTATAAAAATTTACAAGAGTCTCAACAAAAATCATTAAAATTACAACAGGATTCATTTGCAGAAGGTAGTCAACAAGAAAAATCTGCATTTAAAATAGCTTCTATTAATAGGCAAATAAGTGACTTATCTGCATCTGATGTCCAACAAAAGGCAGCATTACTTAGCTTAAGAAACGATGAGATGGCGGCTATATCTAAAGGATTGGATGCAAATTCTGCAGTTCTTAAAAATCTAGAAGAACAAAATAAAATAGCAATCAATAATTCAAATCTTTCAGAAGATGAGATAGAAGCTCTTAAAAAACAAGTAACTGCACAAGAAGCATTAAAATCTTCAATGCAAGCTATAACAGAAACTGCTCAAACATTTGTTAGTAGGCTCAGTAGTGCAGAAGGTATAACTGGGTTACTACTAATAGGTAGTGGAAAGTTTTTTGGTAAACTATCCGAAGTAAATGCAGAATTAGGACAAGTTGGTGAAGGTTTAAGGTGAAGGTTTAAGTGGAGCAGCTGGTAGTGCAACTTTATTAAGTTTTGCATTTGGTGATTCTGCTACAACATTAAAAGCTTTATCTGCCGAAATGGGTGGATTGGAAGATGCTACATTTGGAGCACAACTTCAGACTAGTATAATGGCCAATAATATGGGTATTACTGGTACTGAAGCAGCTACATTGAGTGGTTCTTTATCTAGATTAAATGATGGTTCATTAGAAACTGCTGGTAATCTTGCAGATGGTACAAGAGAATTTGCTAGAATGAATAATATACCTGTTTCTCAATTAATGGGTGATGTTGCTGGTGCAACTGAAGAGTTTGCATTATTTGGAAAAGATGGTGGTAAAAATATATTACAAGCTGCAGGTTATGCTGCTAAGTTAGGTACTAACATGAGTACAATTAGTGGTATAGCAGATGGGTTACTTGATTTTGAATCATCTATTACCAAAGAATTAGAATTGGGAGCAATGTTAGGTAAAAACATTAATCTTGATAAGGCCAGACAATTAGCAATGGAAGGTGACTTAGAGGGTATGATGAAAGAAACCCTAAGTTCACTTGGTGGGATTGATGCATTTAACAAAATGGATTACTTCCAAAAGAAAGCTACGGCAGATTTATTAGGTGTATCAGTTGCAGAACTTGGAAAAATGGCA